TGTTACAGGAGTAACAGGAGCTGTAGGTTTTACAGGAGTAACAGGAGCTGTAGGTGTTACAGGAGTAACAGGAACCCAAGGAAGCACAGGACCCATAGGTGCTACAGGAGCTGTACAAATAACTACAGCAGTTACTACAATTACTCCAGGTTCTTCAATTACCGTTCCAGCGCAAAGTACTCCGGTCTCTTATTATTCCGTTACTTATGCTGCTGGCGGAACAACATTATCCGGAATAACAATAACAAGCTTACCAGCAGGATATCAAGCAATTATTTATATTTCAGGTAATCATATTTTAGCAACAACATTATCAGGAACAATTGCTGGTCTACGTCTAAACTACAACACCAATATTTCATTGGCAGTAGCACCAGGAACCCCATATGCTATATTGACGATATATTCAGATGGTTCACTTTATTATGGAAATGTTGTGGCATATTATTAATATTTTTTCTTTATTTCATTAAATAAAAAGGATTATTCTTTATTAAAAAAGTATATATATATATTATTAGTATGGCATTTACCAGATTTAATTATGATGATTGTAGAACAAAAAAACAGTTACAGCAATCAACCGATCCAGGAAGGTGGATATTGAATGTTCCAGGTAATGGTGCAAATCCTTGTTACATAGAAGACCCTCAAATAATAATTCAAAAATGGGGTGCAAATTTAAGAACAAATACAATTAATTTAGAGAGTGAGCTAAGAGGTGTAAATAAGCCATTAAGTCGTGATTGTTTAGGAAAAGATGAATATAAAAATTACAATGTTAATAATCAAGCTATTAAATATCCGACTTGTAATAATTTATTTACAGATCAATCAAGAGCTACAAACCCAGCATGGTGGTATCGTGATTTAGAGCAAACGGACTGGTATTATCCTCCTTTAAATCCGCAAGAAAATACGTGTATTCCTTTTCAAAATAATTTAAGCACAAGAATTTTAGAAAAAGATTATTTTACCCCAAAGAGAGACTGTGTAATAAACGAGACCAACAATTATTCACAACCAAGTAATGATTTAATAAGAGGTAGTTATGTAGCAAATCAAAATACAAATACTAAACCGAGGTCACAAGCTTCATCAAAAAACGCCTAAAAATAATAAGCTGATAATATTATTTAGATTATTATTAATATCTTTAATGAAAGGTATAAAATTAAAAATATAATACTTTATATATATAAATATGGAATTAGCAATCCCTTTAATAGCATTAGGTGGTATGTATATAGTATCAAATCAACAACCATCCAAAACATGTGATAATGAAAACGGGAAAAATACACAAAAAATAAGTCAAGAAAATTTTACAAATATGGGTATGAAACGAAATTATTTACCAAATACAAATACGCCTCCACAAAATTTTCCGGTTTCAAATATAAATCAATTAGTAGATACTGTTCAAGAGTATCAAAATCCAAATGCGGCAACAGATAAGTATTTCGACCAAAATTTATATCAACAAAAGGTAAAAAATAGTATTCCTGTTAGTAAAAATCCTCAACAAATTTATTCAATGACAGGAAATTATTTAGATTCAGAGCAATTTAAACATAATAATATGGTTCCTTTTAATGGAGGTAAAGTAAAAGGCAATACATATGATGTAAATATAGCGGAGTCAGTTTTAGATAATATGATTGGTTCCGGATCTCAAACAATAAAAAAAATAGAACAAGCTCCATTATTTAAACCAGAAGACAATATGCAGTGGGCATTTGGAACTCCAAATAACAGTGACTTTTATCAATCAAGAGTTAATCCGGCTATGAAAAATAACAATGTGAAGCCATTTGACACTGTTATGGTTGGTCCAGGTTTAGATAAAGGTTATGGTGTTAATGGAACTGGCGGTTATAATTCTGGTATGGAAGCTCGTGACAAATGGTTACCATATACGGTTGATCAAATGAGAGTTGCAACAAATCCAAAATTGGAATATGAATTAATAAATCACGAGGGTCCGGCAAATTCATATATTAAAAACGCCGCATCTACTCAAACCATGGGTCGTGTAGAAAAACAAAGACCTGATACTTTTTTTATTAATAGTCAAGACCGTTGGTTAACAACAACTGGTGCCGAGAAAGGTGAAACATTAAGGCCGATACAAGAAATGGGAATACTTAGGCGAAATGATATAGTAACAGATTACACGGGTCCGGCTGGTCCATCTGATAGAAAAGCCGCTTATGCTCCCGAAAATTTTGAGAAAAGTAAACGTCACGAATCAATGACTTGTGGTGTTAACCATTCGTCCGCACAAAGGCGTGGTCCAATTTCAGATGGTGACAATTTTCTTCGAAGTCACACAAATTACGAAAATAATAGATCAACAGTAAAACAACCAGATAGTCATAGGAGTGGATTTAGTGGTGCTATTGGTGCTGTTATAGCGCCAATAATGGATATGTTTAGGCCAACACGTAAAGACGAGACAATAAATAATATTCGTATTTATGGAGAAGCAGCACCAAGTGTTCCCAAAGGATATGTTTATAATCCAAAAGACACAACAACAACAACCGTCAAAGAGACGACATTGTATGCGCCAACATTTAATATTAATAACCAAAAAGAAGGTATGTATGTTAATAATGCTATGCCAGGTGAAATGACACAAAGAGATACCACGAGTTGTAGTTACATTGGCACGTCTGGTGGTGCGGCGACTGGTTTCGGTGATATGAGTTATTCAGCAGCTTACAATCAACATAATAATGATATTAAATCGTCGACTGTTATGAATAGACCAAATCCAGGAGGAACCCAAATATTTAACCAACAGATGAATTTAACCACTATTAGAAGTGATAGTGATCGTTTTGATGGCCGAGTTAATCCAGCTATATCAGTGACGCCATTGCCGCCGTCGGTTCAAACTTATGGGTCTATTAATATGCCACAATATTACAATGAGTGTGCTGGTTGTGATCGAATTCAACCGGATATTTTGAACGCATTTAGAAATAATCCTTATACGCATTCGCTGACGACAGCAGTTTAAAGCGTAAGCGACTGATTAAAGCGTAAGCAACTGATTAAAGCTTACTTCTTTTTATTGTCACGAAATCTACATTCAAACTTTGTTTTTAACCATTTTTCATTAGCAAAATCATAATTAATATCTTGTTTCGACAAATATGGTGTTAAGTTGTATGTATTAATAAGGTCTCTAACATCGATTTTATAACTATTTTTCTTACTTGCGCAAATGGCCCACGGTTTCATACATTGACAAAAAATGTGTTTGGGTAATGTCATTATAATTATATAAATATATGAAAAATATATTTATATTATTTTCTATAAGTTTAAATCCAAGTAATTTATTTGAATAAAATATTAATTACGTTATATTAAAATATAAAAACACTTTTTAAAATATAATACACATACAATATGTTGAATATTCATGAATCAATAAAAGATAAATTGGATTATTTTCATTCAATACATAAAATACCAAATATTATTTTTCATGGACCATCTGGTAGTGGTAAAAGAACGATTGTTAACGAATTTATACATAAAATTTATGATAATGATAGAGATAAGATAAAATCATTTGTAATGCATGTGAATTGTTCACACGGTAAAGGTATAAAATTTATCAGAGACGAATTGAAGTTTTTTGCCAAAACGCATATAAATTCAAACGGTGGTAATACTTTTAAAAGCATAGTATTATTAAATGCTGACAAATTAACAATGGACGCACAATCTGCACTGCGAAGATGTATTGAGCTTTTTAGTCATAATACGCGTTTTTTTATAGTAGCTGAAGACAAATATAATTTAATGAAGCCAATATTATCGCGTTTTTGTGAAATTTATGTTCCAGAACCGGTTGTAGATGGAAATATAATTAATTTGTATAAGTATAATCTGAATGAATTGTTTAATATGAGAGAAATAAAAACTACAAGATTAGAGTGGTTGAAAAAAGAGGTAATTAAAACAGTAAATAAAAAAATAACAATTGATGCTTTGATGATACTTTGTGCAAAATTATATGAAAAGGGGTATAGTGGTTTAGATGTAATAAATTTATTAGAAAACCATAAATTTTTAGAAACATCCTTAACAAATGAAAAACGTTATGAGTTATTAATTTTATTTAATAGAATTAGAAAAGAATTTAGAAATGAAAAAATATTAATATTATTTATTTTAAATTTTGTATTTTTGAGTTCAGATCTATCTTTAGAAAATATAAGTTTTATGTAATATGGATGATTTTAATGTAAATTTGTTGTATGAATCTAAAAATGAATGGGGTGCAAGATTAGTTACTATTTTAACACCGCTTATCGTTGATGGTTACAAATCAATATTAGATGAAGCTATTAAATTATGTAAGGAAAATAATGAAATGGAAAAATATTTAATGACATTTCAAAATTTTATTTCAAGAATTCCAAAATGGAATACCTCGATTATTGAGACAGAAAGAAAAAGAATTTGTGACAAATCAGGTTGTTCATATTTAGAAGATTTAGTTACATGTGTTCATATTATTCAATTAAAAATTCTTACAGCGATGCGCGTTGGTCAAAAACAAAGAAAAATAGATATAAAAATTCCCAAATTGGATGATTTTATTCATAAAATATATGTGAATGTTGCGAGAAAGGTATACAAAAATGTGTATTTATTTGAAATAAAAATTTCTCATTTGAACATTCAAAAAAATCATAGAGAGTTAGAAATAATAATACAAGAATGTATTTTGAACACATTGAGAGAGAACATTCCTGTTGAGGCAATATTGGCAGCTTATATGGATGAAACAGTTGAAGAAGATGTTACTGAAGAAATTAAAGAGCAAATTATTGAAGAACCAATAAAAAATCAACCGGTGCAAAAAAATTTTAAGCCGACTTCAGTATTAAAAACAAATAATGGTCAAGAGAATAACATTAATAATAAAAACAATAAAATATCATTCAGTGATATAGATTATATTTCAAATGCTGATGGTAATATTGTTCCGGTTACTGTTCCCAAAACAATTGAAAATTTAGAAAAAATTAGTAGTATGCGATATGAGCAAAGACAAAAAGAAAATTCAGATGATGAAGATGATAAAATAAAGATATCTTCAGAAAATATTAATTTAGACTCATTAGATATACATGTTATTGAAGAACCTCAATTAGAATTATTTCCAGATTTATTAATTGATGCAGAGGTTTTAGAATAATTTGCGTAAAAAATAAAATAAAATATACAATTCTTAATTTAAATGAATATTTTTATAATAGCAGCAGTAATTTCATTTATTTTTGTAATAGTAAAGTTTATTGAAATGAGATTTATTGAAAAAGATACAAAACCGTTAAAATACATAATAAGAGATGCTCTTTTAGTATATTTTAGCGTTATATCAGGTCATTTTATTTTGGAACAACTTAAACCGATTATTCAAGAAAATGGTGAAAGTTATATAACACCTGTTTTTATGGATAATCCGGATTTTTAAAAATAAAAAATAAAAAATTAACGCCCGGTCCAAACTTTAATAATAGGTCGTATCAATTTATTATTTTTAATGTCCGTCTCATAATTATCATACGTATAAGAGCTGAATTTTTGGTAACTAAAAATATTGCCCAGTAGTGCCTTTTTTTCAGTTAATATTGGATATTCGCTGTAAAAAATCACACCAAATACCCTCTCGAGACAGCAACGATCCCTCCTACATTTGACAGCAACGGTCATATTTGTAATATTATATTTTTTTTCCAAATAAATTAAAAAGTCGCGATTAATAAATGATTGCGATCCAAAACAACCAAACCATTTGAATTTATCGAAACCAAGAACCGTGTTAGTTCCGGATAATTTACTAATAATTTCGGCAGAATTGGTTAAAGTATTGGCGATTTGAATGGAATTGCTTGCACATTCATTATCCGAATAAAAATACCAAAATGGCAATACATTTATGCCGATAAGTTTTTCAAAATTAATTCGCATATGAAAAAACACGCTGTCGTGGATTATGATTGCATTATCAAAAAACTTATTTTTGATAAAATAGTAATAAGGTAATAATTCTCCTCTTCCAGGAAATTCCGAGTTAATGATTTCAATATTTTCATAATTATGGAACGAAATTAAAAAATCTTGATTGCTATTATCATCAATAATAACAATTTTTCTATAAGGATAAAAGGTTCGAATACATTTAATACAATTATTCCAATATTTATTTGTTATTTCTGAGTTAACGTGTCGCGTAATAATAAAACCATATGTATCCATAATTTATATTATAAATTAATTTTATTTATTTAATTCATAATATTAATATTTTATTAAAATAAAACAGGGATTTTATCAATGTCAATAATATCATTTGGAATATCTCCTTTAAAATATAAATATTTTTTAAATTCGTCTCTCTCCAATTGAGCTTGTGGTGTATGATTATGAACACAACGCGCTATCATTTTATATAATTTGAATTCCGGATATCTGTCTACACCATTATTTTTATATAACATATTAATACCTTTATCATCAAGACACCATTCAACAATTAATCGTTTTACAGGATCACATTTCTCAATATCTTTAATTTCAGACATATCATCTACAAGATAATCAAATATAGAACAAGCAAGGCGACACAAGTCAAAACTAAAGTTGGGCTCCAATCTTGGTTTCTTGTCATTAAAGTAAGGCTCTATGTTATATTGTGATGACGCATCATTTCCGATTTGAAAACTATTACTACAAAATACCTTACCATCATATTTAAAAATACTTCTGCCAAAATCAATAATTTTAAAAATTCTGCCAAAAGTTGGAACCTTATAATATTGTTTTTTATAGCAATAATAAATAAATTTTTTATCAGTTTGGTTATACATTACATTATTTGTATGTAAATCATTATGAGTAAAAGAATACGCTTTTTGATAAGTTATTAAAATCATTATAATTTGCATAAATGCAGAAAACCATTCTTCGGGTGTTAAATCACTTGTTAATATGAGTTCATCAAATGTGGTTTCACAATATTCCATACTTATGACTTGAACTGGAAATTTTGGTATTGTTACATCCAATCTTTCTTCTTCAAAGCTTTCGTCGTCGTCTGTATCTTCACTGGCATCCTCCCACTTTGTATCATCTTCTTCGTCATTATCCGCGTCCTTGTTATCGTCATCCTTGTTATCGTCATCGTCATCGTCATCGTCATCACAATCTTTGCCATCTGCGTCCGCATCATCATCATTTGAATTTTCACAATTATCGCATTTTTCTTCACCATCAACAGTGTAAGAGGTTCTTGATGAACAAGTTGAGTTAGATTTTAACGAAACTTTATTGTCATTATCATTGGTAAGATTTGTATTTGTAATATCAACAAGTTCAAAATCAGTATCTTTTAAATCTTCCAAACTGATTAATTTATTGTCATTGTCAAAAATATCCTCAAATATGTCATCTTTAAATGATTTGATAGAGCTGTTAGACTTTGCACTGGAACTATGATCGATTTTAATAGGTTTTAGTTTAGCATTATCATTTTGCGAGTTAAATAAATGTTCATATTCTTCAATTTTAAATAACACATTTTTATTTTTAGTAAAGAAATCAGAGTTATTTAAGTAATCAATATCGTCATAAACATTTAAAATAAAATTATTTTTAATAGATAGAAATGATCCATAATATTCTACACCATGAAAAAAATTATAATCACTAATCAGATTACTGGATAAAAATAAGAAAAATCCATCAACATAAGCCGAGTTATTAACATCTAAAAAACTAAGATTACAATTGCTTTCATCCAAATTAATATTTGGAAGCTTAAAAAGTTTATTATCGTCAATGTTATATTTACCAATCAAATATTTAAAGGGGTCTAACAAAGGCGCCATTTTAAAAAACACATCCTTTGTTTTGGTCTTATTGTTATTAATATTTTTAATTTTGCAGCTGTATAAATTTTTATTATCTTCATTATTTTCATTAACAGATGAAATATACCATTTATGATTTAAATTAACATTATTGTAGTTAGTCTCATTTAGATCAAAAAACCTTTTATAAATAGGTATATAATTTTGTGTTTTAGAGAGAAAGAGTGAGTTTGAATCTTCTAAACTTTTGAAAAGTTCAGCGTTTTTTCTTTTTTGATAATTCAGATTTACCATTATTAGCTAATTAATATATAAATTATATGTCTTTTTAACTTATTATATCAATTAATTTATTTACGTTTAAAATAATAAATAATAATTTCTATTTCTAATAACAATGACTTTAGAACTTAAAAAGTTTGATATGAAAAGTATTAGTTTTAAGCCGAATGAAAACAAAGGACCCGTTGTCGTTTTAATTGGAAAACGTGACACAGGTAAATCTTTCTTGGTCAGAGACCTACTTTTTTATCAACAAGAAATTCCAATTGGCACTGTTATTGCTGGAACAGAAGAAGGTAACGGATTTTACGGCAAAATGGTTCCCAAATTGTTTGTCCATAATGAATACAATACAGCTATTATTGAAAATATTTTGAAACGACAACGAACCGTTTTAAAACAAATAAAAAAAGAAATGGAAACATATAAACGCAGCACTATTGACCCCAGAGCATTTGTTATTTTAGATGATTGTTTATATGATGCGACGTGGACACGTGATAAAATGATGCGTTTGCTATTTATGAACGGCAGACATTGGAAGATCATGTTAGTCATCACAATGCAATATCCTCTCGGTATTCCACCCACACTGAGAACCAATATAGATTATGTTTTTATTCTTCGAGAAAATTACATAGCAAACAGAAAAAGAATATATGAGAATTATGCCGGTATGTTTCCAACATTTGAGGCCTTTTGTCAGGTAATGGACCAATGTACCGAAAATTATGAGTGTTTGGTTATAAATAATAACTCGAAATCCAATAAGCTACACGACCAGGTCTTCTGGTATAAAGCCGACAGTCACGGTGACTTCAGATTAGGGTCAAAAGAGTTCTGGGAATTGTCGAAAGGTCTCAAAGATGAAGACGAAGAGGAACAATATGACCCGAATTCGGTTAAAAAACGCGGCGCAGGACAAAAGATTAGCGTCAAAAAGGCGAATAAATGGTAAAATCTTGCTTTACATTTATGATAAGCAAGAATAGTGCTTTTACAAAATCTGCTTTTCAAATATATAAGCAGTTATAACAACTTAAAGAGTATCCTATTATAAAGTATATAATAAGATGCAAGAACTTAACATCGTAGAACTCATAGAGAAAAACCCTATCTCTAAACTATCAAACGCTTATAATAACAAATTAATAAATAAAATCAAGGATAATTTCACTGATTTTGAATCACAATTATTTGTAAGTAGTTTTTATTGCTACTTAAATTATGATAAAAATATAGATTTTGTTGTAGATTTAGATAATATATGGAAATGGTTAGGCTTTACACAAAAAATAAGCGCAATTAGAGTATTAGAAAAACATTTTAAATGTGATATAGACTATAAAACCGCTTTACAATTTGACAAAGCGGATTTTAATGAAAAAGAAGAAAATATAAAACAAAATGGCGGACAAAATAAACAAAATATATTATTAACGATAAAATGTTTCAAGTCATTATGTTTAAAAGCTCAAACTAAAAAGGCGGGAGAAATTCACGAATATTATATGAAAATGGAAGAAGTTTTACATCAAATTGTAGAAGAAGAAACGGATGAATTAAGACTCCAGTTAGAGCAA